CGAGTCGTTGCCGGCGGCGTCGCGGTGCAGGTAGTGGGCGTAATACTGCGTGCTGGCCGTCAGGCCGCTGAACGTGACGTTCTGCGCGCCGGTCGCAGTCACGGGTTGGCTCGAACCCGCCTTGACGGTTGCGGCCGTTTCCGTCGCGTTGGCGCTCGCCAGGTAGTACAGCGTGCCATTGGCCTCGTTGGTCGTGACGGAGCCGGACGCGGTCGCGCTGCCCGTGGCGGTGCCGGTCGGGCTCGACAAGGTCGGCGCGGTGGTGTCGGCGGCTGCGCCGGTCACGAAGGAAGCGGTGTCGATGACGTTCGACGTGTTGCCGGCGGCGTCTACTTGCACGAAGTGGACATAGTAGGTCGTCGAGGCCGTGAGGCCCGTAAAGCTGGCGGTCTTGACGCCCGTGCTGCTGACGGCCTGCGTCGAGCCCGACGTCTTGATGTTCGCGGCCGTCTCGGTGCTGCTGGTCGACGCCAGGGCGTACAGGGTACCGTTGCCCTCGTTGGTCGTGACGGACCCCGTGGCGGTTGACGTGCCGGTCGATGACGCCGAGCCGGCGCTCAGAACGGGTGCCGTCGTGTCGGCAGCGCCGCCGAACAGCGCGCGCGCAGCGGCTACGGTCAACTTGGAATTCTGGCCGTTCGACGGGTCTTGAATGATGAATACGCACGTGTCCGACGGCGTGCCGCTGTAGGCTGCGAGGTCGACGATCCCCTGCGCGTCCGCACTGGTCGCAATCTTGCGCAACCAGCTGGCAGGCGGGCTGTTAAACACGGTCGGCGTCGAGTTGCTGAGTGTGACGGGGTTCGTGCCGTTGGAGCCGGCGCCGAGCTTCGTGATTGTCAAGACGGTTCCGCTCGTGACGGTGCATTCGACGTCTTGCCAGTTGGTACCGTCGTCGAGGACGAACGGTACGCCGGTACTGCCAACCTTGATGGCGGTCGTGTCGGCGGCGCCGTCGGTAATGCACTGCTGCAGGCTGCGGCAGCCGGTAACGGCCGCACCCATCGTGATCGTCACGCCGAGGGCCAGCGTTTGCGCGCTGAGCGCGGTCGCCACCGCTTTCAGGCGATTCTCAAAAATCATGGGGTCGTGTCTCCGGTTGCACGAATCGTTACGGGGTCGGACGCCAGCGCGACGGCGCCGGCGGTGACGGTGCGGCGCAGCCAGATCGCGCGGTGTTGGCCGGGCGGGATGTCGCCCAGGTCGACTGCCGCCGCGAACGTGGCCGCCGGCGCAAACGTCACGCCGGTGGGCGCCGTGCGCTCGTTGGCGACGCTCTGCTCGGTGCCGTTGGTGGCGGACGTGCCGACACCTATCTCGACGATCGTTGACGTGCTGGGCGTGTTGGACGGCGCCCAGGCCTTTGCGCCCTGGAGCGTCAACGAGGCGTGGCCGTTGTGCACGTAGACGCAGCGATACTCGATGGTGCCGGCGGAGGCCTCCGTTGACGTCACGTCATCGAACAGGCGCGTCGGGGCGTTGGTCGTTGACTTGGCGCCGCCGAGGGCCGCGTTGGCATTGGCGTTGCTCGCGCCGCCCGACAAGCGGCAATAGATGTCCGAGGCGGCGATCGGCATCGGTCACAGGCCCAAGATGGCGGCCACGGTTTGCGGGTCCGCTGCGGCCGGGTCTTCGATGCCGGCGTTCTTGAGGATTTCCAGCTGTTCGGCGGTGTACTGCGGCGCGGCAGGCTTGCCCTTCTTGGCTTTCGGTGCGGCGGTCGCGTCGACGGGTTGCTTGTCGAGGCCGTGCGTATCCGGCAGCAGGGCGGCCAGGAAAATGCGGTTCAGGTCGTGCAGGCTCGGGGAATCGGACATTGGTATCTCCAGATAACGCCCGGGAGCGCAAGGCCCCCGGGTCACGGGCATTAGCCGTTGGTCTTGATGGCGACGAAGCGCACGGCCTTGCGCTCGTACACGCGCAGCCAGTTCGCAGCGGCGGCCAGTTCGGCATTGGTCGGCGAAATGCCGGCCATGCTGGCGCGCAGGAACTTGATGCCGCGCGGGTGCATCACGTAGTGCTTGCGCTGGAACAGCGTTTCTTGGCCTTCGCCGTTACCTGCGGCCGGGTCGCGGATCGTCTCGGTGGCGACTTTCGGCGAACCCTCGCCGTAGCCGACAGCACCACGGCCGAACATGAACGACGTGTAGACCGGATTGCCGTTGTTCATCGTGACCGGGCAGCCATCGTCGACGATGACGGTGTAGCCGAGGTAAGTCGGGATGTTCACCTCGCCGCGCGCGTTCGGGATGAACGTGATCAGCTGCTGGTTCTGCAGGGCGGTGTACAGAATCGAGTGCATTGCGATTGCGGTCAGGCCGCCGGCCGCGTCGCCCATCGTTTGTTTCGCGCCCAGCACAACGTTGGCGCTGATCTTGTTCGACGCACCCGGGGTACCCGCGCCGGGCAGCGAAACGTCCAGCAGCATGTCGCTTGAGTTGTTCGCCACGTTCGACGCAATGACGCCGTTGAGCGAGCCGATCAGCGTGCGCTGCAGGTCGCGCGCCCAATAGCCGGCCACGAGGTCTGCGATGACGTTCATCGGGTCTTTCGCCAGCAGGGCGGACGTCAAGTCCATCGACGACCAGCTGTTATTGCGGAAATGCTTTTGCGCCATGTCCTTGTTGGTGCCGATTTTCTGCGGCGTGGACTTGACGGCCGGGTCATCGCTGCCGATGTTCGACTCGGTGTTGCCCAGGTCGGAGAAATACGGCATGTCGAAGTACGACGCGGCGCCCTGCGCCAGGCCCTGGATTTCCGGGTCCGGCAGGATGACACCAGAGCTGAACAGGGCCGACAATTCCATCGTGCGCTGGATGACATACGGGTTGAAAATCGGCGGGACGATGACGTCCGAAATGCGGGTAGTTGCCATGTTTCAGGTTCCTTTATTCGGCGATGGTGACGCCATGCTCGGCGGCCATCTGGCGCGCGAGCGCCGGGTTTTCGTTAAACAGCTTGCCTTGCGCCGTCATGTCCCGGGTCTGCGGGTTCCACGGGTTGACTGCGCCGCCGCCCGTCTTGCCGTTGCCAGGTGCGCCGCCGCCGCCGTTGCCGGGGGCCGCCACGAAGGCCTTACCCTCGTCGCCCTGCGCCCAGGCCTTGACGAAGTCACTCAGTGCCTTGTCGCCGACCTTCGCGACTCGGGCATCGCCATCGACAGCAATGTCGATCTTGTTGCCGGTACGGATCAGCGCGGCGGCGGCCTTGTGCATCGTCGGGCTCGTGACGCCGGCCTCGGTCAGCGCGGCGGCCAAGCCGTTGTCGACCAGCAGGCGTTGGGTATAGGATTGCTCCGTTTCGAGCGTCTTCTCGGCCGTCTCGGCCCGCTTCGTGAGATCCTTTACGGACTTGTTCGCGGCGGTGAGTTCGGTCTTGAGACGTTCAACTTCGGCTTCCAGGCGGTCCAGCTCTGCCGGATCGGCCTTGTCGCCCTTTTTCAGGTTGCGTACTTCCGTCAGCAACTCGCGGTTCTTCTTGATCAAGCCGTCAGTTGCTTCGGCCACGGCTGCGTCGATCAACGCCTTGACGTCTTCGTTCTCCGGGTCGACCGCGTACATCACGGCGCCCATGCGGTAAGCGTGGCGGATGATGGCGTGGTAGGCGCGTTCCCGGGCCCACACTTTCAGCCCGAGCAGAGCGATTTGCAGGGCCAGCAGGCGTACGGCGAGTTCGATTCGGATCAGGCGCAAATTTTTGGCAAACATGGGTTCCCTCAGGGATGGTTGGTGCGGCACTACCGCGAAAATATATGATCCGCCTCGGGCGAAATCTTGCCGCAATTCTATAACACATTTTTGATGCGGCTGAGAAATTTTCATTATGACGCTTGACAGAGTTAATTTATTAAACTAAAGTCGATGAACGGCTGTGCACGGTGCGCAGCCCCTTTACGGAGAAATCAAGATGGCAATCATTCAGAAACGCGCGGACGAGCTGCGCATCGGCGACGTCCTGCCGCCTCACCAAGCGTGGCCGCGGCGTGTGGTCTACCACGTCTACGCTACGGATGCCACCGTGTGCCCTCACACTTACCCCACCGGGGCCGCGTTTCAGCAGCCGCCGATGGCGCCGGAAGTCTATGACCGGGCGGCCACGGTTGACGTCGAGGTTCCCGACCCGATCATCAGTCCGGGCGATCTCGACGTGTTGCTTGATGCCGCAGACGTCTACTGCGGGTCGTCGGCAACGCCCGCTCCGTCCGTCGACGTCGTGCGCGCGCTGGTCGACCGTCTGCGCCCGCCGGCCCCGCCCACGCTGGCGGAAGCGTTGGAGCAACTGCAGGCTGTGCACGACGCGAAGTTCCCCGGTGACGAGTTGGGGCGCATCTGGAATTTCCTCGATCGTGCCCGCCGCTCGGGGTTACTGAAATGACGTCCCCGTTCAAGAAGCCCGCGCGCGAGCTGCGGCGCGGCGACGTAATCCTGGCCGTCAACGACGACGCGCGATTTCCGACGTTGGTTGTGCTGCGCGTGCGCGACGGCACACCGCTGGTGACATTCGACGCGTGGAACGTGAACGCCTGGTGCGCGCAAAGCCACGGTCTGCCGGCCGGCGCCATGTGCACGATCGAAGGCCAAGACCGCCCCGAGCCACCCACGGCTACCGAACTGGCGCGAGCGCTGCGCGAACTGCACGCGGCCCACGGTAGCCGTGTCGAGTGGGTCGAGAAAATGCTCGACCTGTCGCGGCGCACGGGGGTACTGCCGTGAGCCTGTTTCGCTTGAACGGCTCCTATGCCAAGTACGCGCGCGATTTGGTCGTCGGGGACGTCATGCTCGTGCCGGGGCTGGGCCTGCTGGCGATCGAAAAAGCGGAGCGTACAGGGGCCGGCCACGTGGCGTTACGCGCGGTCGGCTCATCCTACGCGCTGCCGGAAGACTCCATAATTTGGGTTGAGCCGTCGCCCGACTTTATCGAGGCGCTGCTCGTGCTGCAGGCGGTGCAAAACGCGGTAGAGGACGGCCGAGCGGCGGCGCTGTCCCAAGCGCTCGGCGAGGTCCGCCGGGTCGTCATTCAATATCGGAAAGCGGGGGTTTTATGAAATTTAGCGAAGCATTGGAGCAGTACCTCGAAGCGCGCGAACGGCCCGCGCACGTGCGCCATGAGGCCGCGCTCGATATGCGCGAGGCGGCCGAAGTGATGGACAGGCTCGCGCCAGGGGACGCGCCGTGAACACGCGCCCGCCCGACGCACCGTGCCCGGAGTGCGGCCGGCTTATGCCGGCAACGATGGCGGCCGGCGGTTACGCGCCGCCAGGATTCGAACCTGAGTATGACCATTACTGGTGCGTGCACTGCGTCAAGGTGTTCGACTTCGACGAAATGCCGCCGCCGGTTACCCATACAGCTTCCGTAGCTCCTTCAACGACAACGGCCGGCCGTTCTGGTCGACCAGATCGCGCAGTGTAATTTTCCCGTCGCGCCACAGCTGCGCACGCCCAGGCCCGAGCAGATCGTCAACGAAGCTCGGGCCTTTCTTTTCCTGGCGTTTGAGGAAAGCCGTAAAGCTCATATCGGCGGCCACGGGGCCGCCCGTCGCGCTGCGGCTGGTCGTGCTCGGGTCGAACTCGGGCAGATCGATCCCGAGTTCCTTGAACGTACGCGTGATGGGGATCTCGACGCTCCTGCAATTCCAGTGGCGCGGCGTGCCGCTGTTGTACGGCAGGTTGTGCGGCGGGCGCGGCTTGTACCCGGGCAGATCCCAGGCGGCCTGGCTGTACGCGATGCAGACGGGCGTGGTGTGGCCGTCGAGCGTGGAGACCTGGCGCACGCCGCTGATGACGTCGAGGTTCGCCTCGTTGGTGGCGCGGCGCGATGCGTTGGCGACGGCCTGCACACTGGTCTGCACGAGGGCCGCAGCATTCGCGCGCGTCACGTCCATGATGCCGCCGACGTAGTTGTAGACCCGGACGCCGTCGACGACCTGATAGCCCGTCGCGCGCCCCCGGATACGCCGGATGATCTGGTCGTTCGTCTCGGCCTGCGCGACCCCCTGTGCCACAGTGTTCTTGAACCTGAACGTCATGTCGCCGGCCTGGCGCTTCCACCAATCGGCTGATGGCGCTCCCTGGATCAGCGTGTCGTCGACCAGCTTGCGCAGCACGGCGACGGTCGGCAGGCTCGGGGTTATCGCGCTCTGGAATGCGGCCTCCAGGCTGGCGACGTGGGCGGCGGCTTCCACGCGGGCGAGTTCCCCGAGCTGTTCGTCGGCCCGGTCGTTGATCTGGCCGTAATAGTCGTCAATGATCTTTTGCGCCTGGCGCAGCAGCCGCGCTTTGTCCTCGCGCGCCGTGTCCGTCAACGCCCGGCCGCTGTTGAACAGCAGGTCAACGAGGTCTTCCTCCATCGTCCGCAGCAGCCCCAGCACGGCGGCGCGCTCACTAGCCGTGAATCGAAACAGCGAGAGTTGCCGCACGATAACATCGTCGGCTAGGGTGTCGTCTTTTAGCATCGGGGCACTTGACAGAGTTTAATTATTGAACGAAAATGACTCATCACTTAACGAAACGAGGAGATACCGAAATGCTTTGCATCCCCGACCACATCACCCGCGAGGTTCAACGCCTCAAATCGCATTTCCCGTTTCGCATCGTGTGGTGCGCTGTAAAGGATGGCACGTGGGTGACAGGGGCTAACGTGACGATGCGACAAGCCAACGACCACGCCCGCAAAGGTTGGCGCGTGTACGTGTCCGCCGCCCAATTTCCGAAGTCCTAATTTTCCCCTCGCGTGCCCGGCGCATCCGGGCGTATCCTACGGTTTCCTACCATAAATCCTAACTGGAGCACACCATATGCCGAAAGTTACCGAAGTGCAAGCCCGCCCGCTCATCAGCGCGCTGGAAGTCGCCAACGACTACGCCGAAGACCTGGCCGTCGGCGCCACGTTCATGCGCGTGACCGCCTATGACGGCGCCGACTCGTTCACGGTGTACGAGCGCCGGCTCGCCGTCGAGAACGTCGAGTCGCTGGCCTACCGCACCGTGCAGCGCCTGGACTTGGCGACCGCACTGCACCTGGCCGCCGACTACGACCCGGCCGACCTCGTCGACCGTGCGTTCCTGTTGCCGGCGGGGGCCTGACGTGCTGGCGCCACTCTGGATCGGGGCGTCGGGCCTGGTGCTCGTGCTGGCTATGGCTGGGCTGATGCTGGGCCTGGCGCCCGGGTCCGCGCTCATCCTCGCGCTGATGCTGGCTTCGGGCTCCGTCGGCATGCTCACGCGGGGCAAGCGATGAAGGTCGCTGCGGCCACGCTGGCGCGAGCCCTTACCGTGCTGGAACGCTACGGCGACACGGCATTGACGAACGCTGAACTGGCGCGCGTGCTCGACTGCACCCCCAACCACGCCTGGATTGTGACGCGCGATCTGCGCAAGGCCGGCAGTATCCGCGTCGGCGGCTGGGAGCGGACACCCACCGTGTGGGCGCCCAAGTTCGACACGCTCGTTGCACTTGGGGACGTCCCCAAGCCGGCGCCGATGACGCAATCGGAAATGCGCAAACGTTACCGGGAAAAGCGCAAGGCCGACCCGATACGCCACGCTGAGCACAAGCGCAAAGACCGCTTGCGTGCGCGCAAACGCTGCGGCCTGTCGCTGGCCGAGCGCTGGTGCCTGGACGCCTTGGGGAAGCTCAGCGGACCGCGTACCGTGCACGAGGTCGCAGCGCGGGCTGGCGTGTCGCTACCGGTGGCGTACAAAGCCCTGTACGGCATGCAGAAGCGCGAGAAAAAGCTCGTGCGCATCGCCGGGTGGAAGCCGACCGGCGGCCGGCCGGCGCCGCTGTTCGATCGCCGCGTAAAGCAGCCGGACGTGCCGAAGCCGCCGCGTACGACGTCGGCAGAGCGTTTCAAAAAATTTCGTGATAAAGGGGTTGCAGATGGATGGATTAAACGACGATCAGGCCCGCGCGATGTATCGATTTTTGCGCCGCTACAGGGATCGCTTGGCGCGTGACATCAACAACGGCACGCTCATGGAGGCCGGCGAGTTCGCCGCCGTGTGCGACCTGCTGAACGCCATCAAGCCGGCGTTTCACCGCGAGACGGGCAGCCCGCCGCCAGGTATTGCAGAACGTCGCCGGCCGCATTAAACTGCAGGTCTAGCATGCGTCACATGCAAGTTTCACCCGCGCCCCAGGTCTGCAAACCTCGGGGCGTTTTCTTTTTATCCCCTGAATTTCTCCATTGCCCGCGCGTGCAGCAGGTCGGCCAGCACGAGCCCATCGCGCAGGTTCGCCGAGTGCTGCGTCCAATATTCCCCGTTGCGCAGGTAGGCGCCCACGAAGGCGGTAATCTCGCCGCGCTCGGCCGCGTCCGCCAGCTCGCGCAGGATGCCTGGCAGGTCGTCCGGTACGCGCGGCCCGAACTGAACTTCTTTTACGTTATCGTTCATAGTTTCACTTGACAGAGTTTAGTTATTAAACTATTCTTTAGCACATGGACGCGACGCACGGTGCGAAGCGCAAACGGGAGAAAACGAAAATGGCAAACTTCAACGTCAACCAGATCGTCAAGGGCAAGCGCGCGGGCACGTTCGTAATCCTCGCCTTCCGCACCATCGGCGGCGAGCAGGGCGCCCAGGTCAAGCCGGTGAACCCGAACAACCACGCCGAGCACGGCGCGGGCGAGATGTTCCTCCCGTTCGATGCCCTGGTGGCGATCTGATGGCGACGGCGCGCAAAGCGCCGCCGGGTTACGCCTGGCGGCAGTCGGTTCTCCCGCATCTGCCCCGCGTCCTGCTGCTGGAGCGTGAACACGATGCGCACATCGTCGGCAGCGTCGGCCCTGGTAAACGTGGTCGGTGGATCGACCGTGACAGCGGCGCCGAGTTCGCCGCGCGTGACGACGCGCAAGCGAACGTCGAGCGCTACATCTAACCTCTACGCCCCCGCGCCGCCCGTGCTCGCCGGATCCGCTGGCGGCAGGGCCGGGGCAGATAGCACGGGCGGATTGTTCGCGATCTTCGTTTGCTCGTCTTCATACGTCAGGCCCTCGCTGACCACGCCGCCGCGCTGGAATTTATCGAACAGGCTTTCATGGCTGATCGCGCCCGACTGCCAGGCCTGCACGAGCGCCGTGATTTCCTGCGCCGTCAGCGCGGTCGGCAGAAAGTCCTTGTTGATCTGGTACGTGACGTCCCCCGAGCCGCCGGCCCACTTGTCGAACACGGCCAGGGCCTTTTGCAGCCCGACGGACAGTTCGCCTGCCTGGCGCTGCAGGATCGACTGTTCGCCTGCGCGGTGCATGCCCGCCGTATCGGCCGCTTCGACGCCCGTTTTCTGCGCTTCCAGCATACGTGCGCCCAACACGGCCATCTGCGATTCTTTGGATTTCAGCCGGTTCTCCAGCGCGCCCAGGCCCTGCCCGGTGTACTCCAGCATGCCGACTTGCGTACCGGTCGGGAACGTCCAGAGATCGCCGCCGCCGATGTACAGCGTAGGCGTGTTGTACAGGCTCGTCTGCGGGTCCAGCTGGCGCAATTCGCCCGCAGCCCAGGCCTGCGGCAAGGCCGTCAGGTGCGCGCCGTGCTCGATGTCGGCCGTGGTCTGGTAGTGCGATTTGTTGACGTCGCACAGGGCCATCAGCGGCGGCCGGCCGTCGCCGAAGATGTACAGGGGAATCTCGTTCAGCGGCTTGCCGTTCATGCGCGGGATGACCGGCTCGCCGAACTTGTCGGCCGTACCCGCACCGATACGCCGCCACAGCTGCGCGACGTAGACGCCATCGACGAGACGCAGCTCGCGCCACTGGTCGGCGACGCGCGGCAAGAACGGATCGTCCGGATTCTCCACGTTGACCTGCTCGTACAGCACGGCCATCGTCAGCATGGTTTTGTTGTTGACCCAGCCGTATTCCCAGTTGATCAGGGACTCGCCCGTGTAGCGCGCCAGGTGCGGCCGGATGTTCAGCGCCTCGACCTGCGCGACGGTCATCGGACCGGGCGGGGCCTCGGGATAATCCACGAGGACGGCCACGCGGTTGATCGTCTCCAGCTCGATGGCGACGCGCGCAGCGAATTCGTCCATGCTTTCGCCGCTTTTCGTGACGTCGTCGAGCATCGGCGTGGCCGACGTCGAGACCTTGCACTCGGGTTTCGACCGGAACAGCATGCCGGCCAACCCCTCGATCGTGCGACCCGTGGCGCCGAACAGGTTCGCGCGGCACAGGCGCGCTTTGTACGCCTCGTCAGATTCGTTGATCAGGCGCGGCAGGTATTTTTCGCCGGCGGCGTGCACGGCGGCCTGGCCGGCTGCAAAGTCGCGCATCTGCGCCCACAGCGGCGCGAGCGCCAGGTATTCCTTGTGTTTGGTGTCGACTGGCATTAGCGGCCCTCGATTCGTGTCGTGATGATTCGGTTGAATTGGATTGGGTACAGCTTGACGATGCAGTAACCGCCGGCGTCGTTGACGTGGTCGTAGCCGCCCGACTTGTCCGGCTCGCCTTTCTCGTCGTACGCCTGTTTCTCCAGGGCCTCGACGTAATCCGGGCACGTCTCCGGGTTCACCCAATAGCCGCGCTCCAGACAGGCGTTCATGGCGTTGATGCGATCCTTTACGGCCGGGTTGCTCGGGTTGACGACGACGTTAAAGCCGGCCGCGCGCAGCAACGACAGGTCGGATTCGCTGGCGTTGACGGTCTTGCGGGCCTGACCGCTCGCGTCAGGATACACCGAAATGTTGCGGCCAGGAAAAGCCGTTAGGATGTCGGCGATCATAGCTGGCGTGTCGAGCCGCTTCGTGAATTCGAACAGGGCGTACGGCCGGCCCTTACGCAGCACATGCACGACGGCGGCCATCTTCCCTACGTTGAAGTCCATGCCGATGTGTAACGGCTCGTTCGGTAGGATTCGCTCGTCCGTCGTGTTCCGGGCCCGGTCGAACGCCCGGTACACGCTGCCCGTCGTCAGGTTGATGAAGCGGCCACGGAGGTACGCCTCGATCAGCTGCTCGGGGTACGAGGCGATCAGGGACGCGATGTAGTCGTCGGGCAGGTTCGCGGCGTTGTCGTACGTGGACGCTTGCACCAGCCCGTAGAACTGCGCGGCGGCCGGGTTCTTGAGCACCTGCTCGACGAATTGCTTGTACGTGAACTTGAATCCCTCGGGCGTGGTCGTGACGTCGATCCCGTTCAGCAGGCCAGGCCGGACGACGCGCAGGCGGGCGATGATTTTGCGCCAGGCCCGGGTCGCCTTGTCCTCCTTCATCACGTCGATTTCGTCCACGCAGGCGCGGCCGATCTTGAAGCCGATGATGGACTCGGGATGCTCCATCGAGCGGCAAATCGTCGTGCCGTAGTAGAAGCGCCCCCGGTAGAAGTGGACTTCCTTGTTCGACTCGTTGACCTTGACGCGCATGCCGTGCCAGAACGCGACTTCCTCAATCGTCGGGTAGAAGATGTCCCTGATGTGTGGGTAGGTCGGCGCGAAGTACCCCTGCGGCACGCCCGGGTGCTCGTGGAAGTGGCCGATCTGCGCCATGCCGCCAACGGCGGTCTTGCCCGTGCCGAAGCCGCCGACGAACGCGCGGAATTTCTTGCGCAACTGGAGGAACTGCAGCTGCGGGATGTTCGGCTCGACGACGATTTCTCGCGCACCCATCAGACGCCACCTTTCTTGCTCGCGTCCTTCGCCCGGTACACGACTGTCGACGGCGGCGGCAGGTTCTTGTCGGGGTCGTTCGCGTCCGGATCCGGCGCCAGCAGGTTGTGCAGCTGGGCGGCCAGCTTGAGCGCGCCGTCCTGGCTGCGAGTGGACAGCTTGAGCCCGTCCTTGGTCCGCTGCAGGCTGGAGAACAAGCGCGCGGCGCCGTGCGTCCAGTCGCGCGAGTCCTTGATGACTTCGTACACCTGGCCGTCGCCGAAGCATTCCGGGCAGTTCGGATGCGGCCTGGCCTTCGCGTTGAACCCGATGCCGCCTTTATGGTCGAACTTCAAGCCGTGCGGGTCGTCGCGCTTGCGCAGCGGGCACGCCATGTAATCGGCCCAGGCGTCACGAAACTCCTGCGGCGTGCGCTGGTACTGGTGGCCGGCGCCATGGCAATAGCGGCAGCAGCCCCGGTAGACCTCGAACAGGTCGCGCGGGTCGGCCTTCGCCAACGTTGTGATTTCGCGCCGGACCTCGTCAGCGGTGATGGGGCGCGTCGCTTCATATTCAGCTTCCAGGCGGGCACGCTCGGCGGCCACGTCGGCGCGGCCCAGCAGGCGCGCGGCGGACACGCGGGCCAGCTTCTCGTCTTGCATGCCGTAGGCGCGAGTGTAGGCCGGCCCCGGCAGGCGCTCGGGATCCTTCATCAGCTCGGCGAGGAACAGCGCGTGCAGGGCGCGCAGCTTGATAGGGGCTGTCATGCGCCGGATTGTACATTGGAAATCCTAACGGTTGTAAATGGTTATGACGGCCACGGCTGTCGGACGTATCCGCCAGTCCGTCCGCTCACGGCAGCCCGCAGGGCGTACGATCCTATAAAATCCTATAATTTACGACTCGCTGATGATTTCCACGCCGTGCACCGAACAGTTAAACGGTGTAGGCTTGGGGTAGACTTTAGGGGTATCTTCTAAGTCCTTGATTTATATACTCTTTTACTTACTTTACCTCAATACCCCTAATAAAACAATGTCATAGCCGTAGAATTACACGTTATAGGATTATGTCATATCATAATATCCTACTATTATATAGCCGGCGGAATGTAGAATACGTTCGGGTTGGGGTGGGTATTTGGGTAAATCCTGAAAATTATGCTTGCCGAACGTAAATTTAGGCCGCAAAACCGCAAATTTCGGCCAAATCATGTCGTACAAGGTTGACAGACGATAATTTTCGTGTTTTTATGGCGACTAACACCGAAACGTGGCCGCTGATGCTGGTCGGCGCGAGTCGATCCTAACAGCCCTTTTAGGCTGTCCGGCGTTATGATCTAAATTTACGGAGAAAAATAAACATGGCTTTACCTACCTCACGCGACGAGGCGATGCGCCTAAATTCCCCAAAATATTTTACGGGGACGGCTTGCAAGCACGGACATTTCGCACCGCGCTACACGCAAAGCGGCACGTGCCAGGACTGCATTCGCGCAAACGTGGCCGACACGCAGAAACAACGGATGCTCGCTGACGGTGAAAACAAGGAAGTTGTTGAACATCTTGTCGCTGCGAACATTCGCGTCAGTGCTGAAAATTACCGGAGGATTCTGGAATTGGCGTTCAGCCTGACTCGAATCCGGTACCCGTCGGTCACGTTGGCTCACGTCGAGCGCAAGAAAGGCGGTAAGGACGCACAGGGCGGGCTGCTGCTCTACACGCTGCATATACATCCCGACGACGTGCAGATCGTGCGCTCGTATGCCAACAGCTTGATCCCGAGGGCGGTCGACATCCAGGCCGCGCGCAGCCGGATATTCAGCAGCTTGACGCAGCAGGCGGACGCGGCGGCGGCCGGTACTGAGCCCGAATTCCGGCCGTGAGCGACGAACGTGCGGCGATGCTGCGCGATTGGGGTCACCGCGCGCGGCGTGATGGGCTGCCGTTCAACGCCTGGCCATTAGGATTGGGGATTATGGAGATACTGCAGTGGTACGACGGCTGGTGTTGCGAAGCGGCACTATATGAGGTAGGATGGTTTCGATCTCCGTAAAGATCGATCGAGCAGTGTACGCGCC